TAATGATTTTGATACCGCGATGGAACTTTTATCCAAATGGGAACTGTCACATCAAAAGCCTAAAATGAACCAATCGTTATCCCCGTTGGTGGAAAAAGTACCCTTACCTTCTGCGAAGAAGGTGGGGGGAAAAGTCCTTGATGCGCAAACTTAAAATGGAATATCAATGGCAACTTTATCATCGTACATTACTGACGTACGAAGGTTGCTGCATGATGCGAATGGAAACTTCTATACCGATCAGCAGCTAACCGATTATATTAACTCTGCTCGTGAAAGAACGGTCAGAGATACGGGATGCTTACGCGAAATCGTTGTTACACAAATACCTTGTCAAGTTGCACCTAATGCAACCATCAATGGTGCATCACCAAGTTATCCCGTAATTTGGACTGCGAATACCGCATACACATTAAACACATTTATTTTTAGTAACATTTATATTTATCAAGTTACTCAAGCGGGTACTACAAGCGATACTGCTCCACCGTACCCAGCAAACAATGTTAATAATTATTCCAACTATCCACCATCAGGACAATTTTTAAATGGTACTTGTGGACTAACGTATGTTGGTAATTGTGAAAATATTACATATCCCGCGTTAACTAATTTAATGGGAGGTAGTCCATTATCGCCATCAACAGGCAATACGGTTCTTGATATTGTTAATATTAATTTATATTGGGGTAATACCAGAGTACCGCTGGATTATTTATCATGGACTGACTTTAATGCCAGACTGCGGTTTTGGCAAAATTACATTGGCAGACCAATTGCGTATAGTGTGTATGGTCAACAACAAATATTTATTGGTCCAATACCAGACCAAGCCTATCAAGTAGAAATTGATTTAGTGGTGTTACCACTTGCTTTAACTTTATCCAATGAAAATGCAACAGATGTCATTAATGATCCGTATACAACAGCGGTCAAGTTTTATGCTGCGTATCTTGCAAAATATTATGAGCAGTCATTTGGTGAATCCGAGATTTACAAACAAGAATATATTAAACATATTGCTAGTATTATCAATACTGTTTATACACGTCGTATTCCAAGTGTTTATAGTTCTCCTTATTAATTATGGCCGCCGCAGAACAGAAAAAATCATATCAAGTTATTAAAAACTTTCGTGGTATTGATACGAAAGCAAATCGTACTGCCATTGATGAAAATGAATTTTCTTGGATTGAAAATGCGCAACCTGTTGGTTTTGGCAATATTAAAGTTATTCCCGCACAAACCAGAGTTTACGATAGTGGTAATACCGCAGTATCTTTAACAGGTACAGCGTCGTATGTTAATTCTGCAAACATTGGTTTAAATGATTATGTAGTTGCATTTGAAACAGATGGTTCTGCGGAATATTACAATATTCAAACCAAAACAAAAGGAACAATAGCTTCTGCTGGTACATTTTCTAATTCTGGAATAACAATTGCTCAATGGAAAAATGAACGTATTTTAATTTTAGATTCTAATAAAGGATTGTATTCTTGGGATGCGGTTGATTTAATTTTTATTGGTTCTGTGGGTATTATTGCACTAACAAATCAAGGTTCAGGATATACAAGTGCGCCATTAGTTACGATTACCGCGCCCAACCAAACCAACGGAATTCAAGCAACTGCACAAACTTCATTAACATCAGGCGCAAATACTGTCGGTAGTATTTTTCTTACCAACGCAGGTACGGGTTATACAAGCACACCAACGGTAACATTAACTAGCACCGACGGTAATGGATCAGGCGCAGCTGCGGTGGCGGGTATTACAACTTTTGCTACAGGCACAGTTACCATTACAGTCACCGACGGTGGTGCGGGATATACGGCAGCACCGATTATTAGTATTACAGGCGGTGGCGGTACAGGCGCAAATGCAACCGCCATTATTAGTGGTAATACAGTTACTGAAGTCGTGATGACTAATCCTGGTTCTGGCTATACCAATATTGCTAATTTAGTAGTAACAGCCACAGGAACAAATACCAAACCTGTCGTATTGCAATCCACCATTAATAACGTGCCAAATATCTCGATAGCAACGTTTTCTGGTCGAGTATGGATAGCACAAGGCAGAACGGTATTTTATAGTGCTGCAGGATCGTATAGTGATTTTACGAGCGTATCGGCGGGTGCGGTGACATTAACGGATAGTACATTACACGGTAATATTCAATATTTATTAAGTGCAAACGATTTTTTATATATATTTGGTGATGATTCCATTAACGTCTTTTCTAACGTGCAGGTGCAAACCAATGGTACTACTTTATTTACTAACACTAACGTTTCTGCCAGTATTGGTTCTAAACGACCAAATGCTATATTCCCTTATTTCCGCTCTGTATTGTTTATGAATGATTATGGAGTGTATGCCCTAGTCGGTTCTACAACCAGTAAAATTTCTGATCCGTTAGATGGTATATTTCCTAATATTGATTATTCCAGTCCAATTTATGGTGGCCAAGTATTACTCAATAATATTTTATGTGCGGCGTTTAATTTTCGTTATTATGATTCCGTTTTTACAAAAAGTTATCGGTATATTCAAGCCATCTTTTTTGAAAAGAAATGGTTTATTGGCAGTCAAGGCGATAGTTTAAATTACATTACATCCATACCGATTGGTGGCAAAATTTCTTTATTTGGTTTTAGTAACGGTAAGGATTTATACGAATTATTTAGCGATAGTACAGCATATATTACTAGTCGAGTGCAGACATCATTGTTGCCCATGTCAGATCCAATTCGGACTAAACAAGCATTAAAATTTGCGGTAGAAGCAACGGCAGCTGCGGGTAATGAAATTATTGCAACGGTAGATTCTGAATATGGATCTAGTCCGCCATATACTTTAATTGACCAGGCGACGTGGGTAAATAATGCTGGACAGATTGTTGGCTGGACAAATAACAGTTTAAACCTAGTTGCTTGGATATACACGCTCGGTTATTATTTGTATAAATCGGATGCACAGCAATGGGGTAAATATTTAGGTTTAACGGTGACGTCACAAGCACCCGCTTTTGTTTATAACACTTTTGAAATGGAACATGAATTAAGGACAAGATTCTAATATGGGCGTACCTTATTATTTTGAAAATCAAATCGGCACAATTCCACTTTCTCAACTGGATGCTAATTTTGCTGCGCTTGAAAACACAACCAATATTAATTACACCGCACCATTTACAAATGCGGTACAAGAAACATTAACAAATAAACTTGCCCAGACAGTATCTGTATTAGATTTTGGTGCTGATCCTACAGGTACAACAGATTCTACAGCAGCAATACAGGCAGCTCATAATGCTTCTGTAGCTAATAACTTTTTTGACGTTTATTTTCCAACAGGAACATATCTTTTAAATTCTGGTTTAACTTGGTCACCTTTTGTATGCCCAAAATCAGGTGGAGATGTAGTTTTTAATTTTTCTGCTGCTAGTGGTACGTTATTTACCTTATCTTCAGATTATGGTCAACCAACTATTACAATATCAAGTAATGGAGCTATAGATTCTGAACGAAGTTTATTTAACAGTAATTTTATATTTAATGCGACTAATCCAACCAATACTTGTAAAGCATTTTTTGTTGGAACACTTACAACTACTAAAGCAACACGATTTATAAACATAGTCGGTGCTACTACAAATAATTTTGCTTCATGTGTAGAATTTGGTAATCATACTTATTTAATTACTTTTACTAATTGTAATTTTTTAGGCAACTATGATTCAACAAGAATATTTAGTTGCAATGGAATATTTCAAAGTGTAGCAAACACAATTACTGATTCTGGTGAAAATATTGTATTTAATAATTGCACTTTTCAACATTTAAACAATGCAATTATTAATAATAATTTGTACGGAAGTAATGCATTAGAAATTAAATTTAATGATTGCTCGTTTGATCAATGTTTACAAATAGTTGGCGATGATATTTCTGTTGATAAATATGAATTTAATAATTGTCATTTAGAAGGATCAGGAACAACAACACAAATTTATTGTTCTGGAAATGCTGCACAAACTTCTGGCGATATGATTATTTTAAATGGTGGATTATGGTATTTACCACAATCTATAACTCCTGCAAATCCTGCACTTGCAATTGTTAAAAATTATGGTAGATTAACGATTCGTAACATAATTCATTCTCTTGGAAGCCCTACGTCTTCAGTTGTATCGGTAGATGCTAATTCTCAATTAAATCGTGAAGATAGACCAAGATACGCATTATTTAGTTATATTCCAACAATTTATCAAACAAATGCTACTCCAGTAAATTTAATTGCATCTGCTACCTGTCAAACAGTTACTTATACACCAACTTTTACTTCGGATACTGGTAGTCCAAATTTAGGATCAAGTACAATTTCAGGAGAATATTATCGTATAGGTAATAGAATTAATGTCAGAATTAAACTATTAATAACAACAGGTGGATCATGGAATACTGGATCAGGCACATGGCATTTTGGATTGCCGTCTGGAATACCTTTAGATAATACTGGTTTAGATGCTTTAGGAACGTGTTTTATTAATAAATATGGAACAGGTGAATTTGTTGGTATTGCAAGAATTACTGGCACTGGTGCTACAACTGTTCAATGTTATACAACTGCAAGTTTTCCAGCAATAGTAGGTGCTTCTTATCCTAGTCCATGGGTAACAAATGATTATGTTGAAATGGATATAACTTATACAACGACACCAACATGATTAATATTTTATTTATTAATTTTAAACTATGACCATACCTCGTAATCTATCGTTTCTTGCTGAAGGTGCTTTTATTAAAAAATTATTTTATTAAGGAATTTATTATGGGAACAAACGCATTTACCGCACTTGGAAATACCGTTGTATTTACCGCGGCTACATCTGCACCCACGCCAATTCGAGCATTATCAACCACGCTTGGCGGTAATCAATATCGTATTATTAATGCGGGTAATGTGACTGTATTTTTAGGTTTTGGTAATACTTCTGCAAACGCAACCTCTAACGCAGTAATTGTTACCAGTTCACAACAAGCGATACCATTATTGCCGGGAACAGATGAAATATTAACTTTTGTACCCAATGCTTATTTTACGGGTATTACGGCAAGTGGATCAGCAAGTATTTATGTAACGCCAGGAGATGGGGTGTGATATGTTAAAGACCGTATCTTTTTCTGCTGGAAGTTTTAGTGGTGTGTTGGGTGTTCCTAATGGTGGAACAGGATTAACTTCATTAACTGCTGGGTATATTCCTTACGGAAATGGTACAGGAGCATTTAATTCTAGTTCTGTATTTACTTTTAATGGTACACAATTATCAAGTCCTAGATTATTAGCAATTGGTGATTACTCAACAAACGCTGGTGATATAACTTTAACCAATACTAATGGTGGTAGAAGTTGGCGTATTGGTGATGGTATTGGTGGCTATCCTACAAGTTTAATATTTTGGGATTCAACAGGTGCAGCCGTAAGAATGGCTATTGGTGCAACTGGCGGTGTATCCATAGGAAACACAACTGATCCTGGTGCAACAAATTTAAGTGTAACAGGTAGTTTAACTTTAGCTGGTGGGACACCTTTAACAAATTATACTGAAGGTTCTTGGACTCCTGTAATAACATCTTCAGTAGGTACAATTACATCTTATACTGCAACAGGTACTTATACTAGAACAGGTCGTACTGTTTACGTTGCATATAACATATTAATAAGCAACAATGGTACAGGTGCTGGGTATATTAAATGTGATGGACTTCCATTTACCATAGGAACATTTAGAGCATTTGGTGTAGGTGCAGAAACAGATGTTGTTGGTTTTGGTATTTTAAGTAATGGAATAGCATCAACAACTTATGCGTATTTGACAAAATACGATGGTGCTTTGTATCCAGGTGGTACATCTTATAGACTGCAAGGCAGTTTTACCTATTCTGTATAAAGGCTAACAATGACAACTTTAATTCCAAAATTTGACTTAATGAATGGTGGCTCAACACCAACAGGTGCAGTTAATCGTTCTATTCAAAGTAAATTATCTGACACAATTAGTGTAAAAGATTTTGGTGCAGTGGGTGATGGTACAACAGATGATACTTCTGCTTTTACTAATGCAATTGCTTCATTGGGTTCTATTGGTGGCAAAATATATGTGCCAGCTGGAAACTATAAAGTTACATC